GACTATTAACGTTGGCAATATCGATACCTTTCCACGGTTCGATATTGCCAACGTTAATAGTCCACTCTACGCTTGGGTCTTCGCTTGATCCCGGCGATCCGTCAGCGAATTTCCGGGGCAAACAATTAAAACATGAAGTCCGATAATTAGCATCTGAAATTATAATCGTGCCCGCCTGAACATCACCGGCAATAGTTCGCCTGTGCCAGTCTGCAATGCGCTGATTATCGTCATTCGATGCCCGCAGTTTTAACGTTAATTCTGCAACTCTATTCGTGTTGATATTTGCAGACGTTGACCCGTAAAGCCCGGACGTATAAGTGATATCGTCTTCGACTTTTGTCCATGATATACAGTCATCTTCGTCAGTAAATCCGACAAGCTGAATGCTGCCGGTAGTACCGATTTCCAAAGTAACCGCAACCGCATTTCTGGCGTGTACGGCAAAATCATTCGTTTGTGTACCTGTAACTGCTCCGCTCATATGTCACCTATGCTTGTAGTTGTATTGTTAAAATGCCCTCAATAGGCTTCACGGCGTGAATCGCACCGGATAGATATCCAACAAAGCTAAAGCCCGGATACACTCGTGACGCTCTCACAGACGGCGCAATGTGTTTGACTTTTGTCCGCTCTATAGTGTACGCCTGTTTAAAAGCGTTGTCTTCGTCAATGTATGGAGCGATCCCGCCATTACGGATGCCTTGTTCAAGTGATCTTTCGATACCTGCCTGTAATTGGTCAAGTCCCGGTTCCGTGTAGGGTATTTTTGTTGCAGACGTAAACAAGATATTAAATACTGCTGTTTCGATTGCGTTTGCACACCAGTCCGCAAAGTGTACCTCATCTTGATACCGCCCGGATGCCATGACTGCCTCAGATACGATCATTGAAATGCCGCCGATTTGACTATAGACGTTTGCACTCTTGTCATTTACCTGTGTTAATTCGCCTGATTTAAATGACGGCGAAGACGATCCAAGCTCCGGCGTAATTGTGGGAAGCTGTTTGAATTTCAGCGTTAAAGCGGTGTTATTACCTGTCCAGTTCACCGTTGCCACTCTTGCCAGTGCCGAAACTTCCGGATATTCATCTGGGTGGCTGCTATACTTTACCAACGAGCGATTTAACGAAAGCCCTTGCAGTGTAGATGCAATATCGCTTGTCGAAGTATTATCTAAAATAAGCCGGTTGTTTGATGTGGTGAAAAACTGGTGTCCGTTAGGCAGTGCTTCAAGCCATACGGCGATAGTTTCAACGTCTGCATTGTCCCGTGTCTCTTTGGTCATTGCCAAAAAGTACCACTCATCGTTCACGGCGATAATCTCGTCAAGCTCGTCTTCAATCGTTCCGACCGTAAGCCCTGCAACCTCTCTCGCTACACCCTGCCGACCGTTAAGGTAAGCCGAGCCTGATATGTCCGTCCCGACTGTTCCGGTAGATGTTTCAATCGCAAGGACTTCGGATGCTGCGCCGGTGCTGGAAGAGGTGAAAATAAATTGTGTCGTTGCTGTGTCATATGTGCAAACTGCGCCGGTCAATCCTGCCGTTATAGTGGTAGCGATATTGGCAAAAGTCACATCGGCCGAAAAGTCAAGCCCGTCAATATTTGCCGTTGCACCGTCAATCGTGATCCTGATTGATCCATCTGTAACTGCTATAAAATCGGCTTCGTCAACTCCAGACGCAAGCGCCCCACATTGCATAAACCCTGCCTGATTCGTGGTGAATCTGCGACCGATTAAAATCGCCTCTGGTGCCGGTCTTTGTGCAAATGCGGTTTGCGCCATTGTGTATGCCTCAGTCGTGCTGTTCCAATCGTCAGCCACTTCCGTCATATTGGCGTATTCTCTGACCCGTTCTTTTTGGTCAATCCCCGGCCCGGCTTCGGGTGTTACAAACAGCGGAAGGCCAAAATCACGTTGCTGCAAAAATAAAGTTTGCAGTGTGATATTGACTTTAACCACGTTTTGTAAAGGTATTGAATTACTTGACATATTATATCCTTTATGGTATCGTTGTGTCCTGTGAAATTATTTGTTCGCCTGCCTGATCGTGATATTCGCCATGTATATCAACTCGTTGAATGCTTGGCGTGATAGTTCTATCTGGCAGGATATTTGCTGAAAATGTTATATCAGTTTGTGCCCGTTGCTCACGTTCCCCGCCTGTGGTATCGGTTAAGTCTGTAATTCCTGAATCCCTTAGATATCCCATACCATCAGATGAAAGAAAATTGATAATGTCGAAAGTCGATAAGTTCGCAAGCATAGCGGATATTTCGCCCCTTGCGTTTCCACCGATAAATTGAATGGATGCTGTAAGCTCTGACGGCCTTACTTGTTGGGTGTCAAGGTCAAGCAATGGGTCAGCTTGATTAAAATACTTTGCATATTGCAAGCCTGCCATTATCTCTACATACATTAAAACGGTTACGTATGGCTCTGTGGGTTGCCCTGTACGCTCATTGGCGTACTGTACCGGCCTTGTGGTCAATAGTGTAATGGCCTCTTTTACAACCTTTTCATAATGTTCTAAAGTTGCGGCCATTATCGCTCCGTATTGCCTGCTGTTTGTATTGACTCGACACGTTCAAGGCCATATCTATAAAATGATCTTTTCGACCAGTTCCCGAACGCAATGGCTTTGTAATCGTGACCTTGCCATTTAATATAAGTCTGTTTTTTTGTGTCGTTATCGGCTACTGTAAGATGCTGCCGTGTATGCAACGTTAAAGGCTCCCTTGATCTTTGCAGCTCCGGCAAGGCTTCAAGTGTTGCGTCTGTGGCTGGCTGCACGACCCCTTGAAAAGTAAAGTCCGCATCTGGTGTCAATGTCTGTTCACCTAAGTCATAAGTCCAAACAGCCTCAAATGCCGTGACAGTCTCGTCGAAAAACTCAATCGCTAAGTGTGCAAGGTGCGCCATTAATCACACCGTATAGCCGTTTCAGGCACCCAAAAACATTTATCAGCACAAACATTTATCAGCCCTATATACACATTCGATTTCGCTTTGATAGTTACCGGCTGGCCTCCTACTGTTTCAAATACAAGCCCCTGCGCTATCAACGAATTATATGGTACTGTACGATTTGCGTCTATATGGTAAAGCGCATCGACAACTTTTTTTTGTGATAATCTTGACGCTGGATATCCACCGTTAGTGACACACTGCGCCGCTACTACCGCAGGGAAAAATAAAAGCATTAAACCGATTATTAATTTTCTCATTTTATTTTCCCGCCCTGCCCTTCTTTTAATGCGTAGGTTGTTGAGGATCTCAAAAAACCTGTATCTATCAAAGGATTGCTTGATTTTTTGCGTTTTATTGTACTGGGTGCATTTGGCGGCTGTCTGAGTTCAATTATTGTCCGTTGAATATCTCCTACCGCTTGTCCACCAATTCTATTCAGGTATTTTTTTAAACTGCCGCCCCGTATCCCTTTTTTTGCTGCATCGTATATCATGCGGCGGTAGTCTTGCCGTTTAGATTTCAAAGTCTTACGCAAAAAAGGTCTTTCCGGTATATGCTTAGTGCCGTACTCATTCCAAAAAGCAACTGCCATGACATATACATCAGAATTCGGGTATTTTTTAGCGCCTATCTCAGATGCGGGATAACCAACAACAATATGCGGAGCTTTTTTTGCCTGCTTCACATATTTAGCAAGGTCTTTCCCCGCTTTAGTCGGCCCTGATCTTTTTAGCTTTGATGTTGAGTGTAACATTATCCACTACACACACCATAACAGTCAAGCCCGGAGCTACCCGCCACGCCTATATTCAAGATACATTCATCGGCTAATACAAGAAATTGTTGACCGTATGGCGTAGACAAATAAATTGATTCGGCGTTTGACCCTGCTGTACTTGGACTTCCAAAGGAAATAGATAATCCATCCGCACTTGAAGACGTTACAGCACCAGCGGCGGAAGTGCTTATACTCCCGCTCGCTGCTTGTGCTTGTCTCTGCAATGACAATGTGAGCTGATGCGCTGCATAGTAAACGCTTGCAGTGCGCCAGCATTCGCCCCATGAGTCTTCTGATAAGTGCAAACACGCATCGTCTAACCAATATTGGATAGTCAAATCTGTGTATGTCGCTATGTCAGAATATTCCGGGAATCGTACCCGAAAATCTGTTACTGTGGGGCATGCGGCCATTTACTTTTTTACCACTGTCGCTTTAACCGGATCAACCACACCGCCCTTTACCTTCACGCTTTTTGTATCAGCTTCCGGCGGTTTTTTGTGTGTCAGTTTGCCCGGTACTTCGATCATTTTTTCTTTACGCTGTGCAAGGATTAATTGACCCCGATCTAACATCGACTGGCCAACTTTACTTTTCTTAATCCCTGCTTGTTCCGCCTCGGAAATTTCAGCATATCCCATCGGCTCAAGCGTTACACTTGATCCTGGAATAGGCTGCAAAATGATTTTTCTGTTCGTTCTGTTACCAATAAAAGCCATTTAACCCCCTTATATTTCGTCCATATAAATCATTGATGCCGGATACCGCACGTGAAAACTACCGAACTTATATTCAGCCAGCAGATTGATCTTGTATCCTACAAGCTGCGGAGCCAATAAAGTGTGAGGAATCGGGAACGGCATTTTGAAGTTTTTCGCATCATGTTCCCAAACGACCATTCGTTGAGTACCACCAGCACCAGCACCGTCAAGATGCGGAATCGGGATGATCTGCAATGGTTGACCGGTTACCGAGCTATACAGGTTGTTTTCTTTTACAAACTGTAATACGGTCAAATTTTGGTCAAGCAATCGTTTCGTTGCTAACTGTGCGTACTGTGCGGACGGCAATGCAATCATGCCGGGGGTGTGGTTCTCTCTCGTGCCGCTCCAAATAGTATTTATTGCGGTATTGATATCAATGAGAATCTCATCGCCGGTTTTGTCTGCCCATGCTCTCGATGTAGCGGCTTCATTCTGTGCAGCCTGTACCGCAGTTACGCCACTATAATCCATCCATGGTTCAAAGTTGCCCGGTGCATACCCATAGAAAAAAGTGGTTTCAATATGACGATCCGAAGCCCACCTCATAACCTGCGGAAGTTCAGCATCCAGTTTTCCACCGTAAGCGAATTGATATGTTCGCATATCAGTACGGTCAACGTATGCAGCAACTCCAGCGTCCAGAATGGGAACCTCTACCGGCTTTGATACGTTCATGCCTACTGTCGGCACATCACCATCAAGGTCACGTCGAAACTCACCACGGCCAGCCCAATCCTTAACACCGTAAGACGCACTTGAAGCGCCATCGGCAATATCAAACTCAACGGACGCCTCAGGAATAACCTTTGTCCAATGAATCTTGTCATACATGGGGGTATAAAAAACATTTTCAAACGCTTCAAAGTTTGAGAAAAACAGTTCAAACCCTGCATTTGCGTTTACTTGTCCTGTAGTAATAGGCATTATTTACCTCGCTATCTTATAGTTACTTTGACAATCTCATTGATTGCCGTTGCTTTTTCAAAAAATGCGCCTGTTAAGGCTGCGGCGTTCCCGCTATCGTTATCCGGTAACAGCGTCCCTAAGTTGTAGGAGCTTCCAGCATCAGCCACCACATATACTTGAGTGTTGTTCGCTGCGACTGCTTTGGCAAGTCGGATATAGATTGCACCACGAATCAAATACGTGAGCTGGTCATATTGCCGATATGTCGCTACACTTGCGGCAGTATTTATTGGCTCACCCTCACATGCTGCCGTCCGGACAGAGATACCCAGAAGAGTATCGCCGGTAGAAGTCGGCAAAGTGACGTATGCTTCGTCTTGCGTATTCGTGTCAGTAATTGCCGTACCATATGCAACGCCTACCCCTACCGGAATATCTGTTTCTGCCGGAAGTGATTTCGTTACTACCGAATTGTTGATATCTGCCAACTGACCGGGAAAACCTATCCCCGGAAAATCGTAATAAGTTGTTTGTACGCTCATTATTTGCTTTCCTTTCTAAAACCGACTACTGCATGCCGGGTACGTACTGGCGGGGTAGTATTCGCATCCACCACTTTTGATACCGGGACTGTTTTAACAGTAGGTTTAATGTCTTTCATTACAGCATACACACCCTTGACATATCCATCAGTGGCTTTGCTGTCCATTGTCTTTCCTGTTTTTGTCATCCATGCCGTTACAAGCGCCTTTTTCATTTCAGGCAGCGACCCTTTTTTCCAGTCTTCGGGAAGGCTGTCTTTAACGTCAACACTCACAGCGACTTCGGCCATCTCTGTCATTTCGGTTGCGGCTTCCTGAATAAGTTCGGGGTTCATTGCTTGCTCAAGTTCTGCCTTCGCAGCTTCAAGCGATCCCCTTGCTTCATCTCTCTCGGCGGTCAGGGTGTCGATCTGTGCGGTTAGTTCTTGCACCTTTGCAACCGTCTCTGACAGGTTAGCGAGTTCATCGGTCATTCGTTTATTTTCGGTTTCGGTGTGTTTCAAAGTATCGCAAATTGCTTTAACGATTTTTAAATCACTATCTGTTACCGACACTGCGCCATTCGGCGTATCATATCTGATTACGATATCAGCTTTATCCATGATTATTTCCTTTTTTTTTAGTTCGTCTGTTACTCGTACCTCAGCACCGTTGCGGCCTTGCCCCGGTGGTAGTAGCGTAACATGGTTGTATGCAATCGTCCTGCGTATCGCCACGTATTCCTGTTCCTCGTATACGCCGGGTGTCATGTCCATCTCTTGCGTCATTCCGCAAGATATCTCGATCAAATTTCGATCTTGTATTTCTTTGATTATTAACGGGTCTTTTATTAATGCCTTGCCTGCCAAATATTTTCCATCTACATACGGGCTACCCGCAACTGATCCAACATCTACACTTGCATCATCTCCGGGCAAGTCCCATCCATGCGCATATGCCGTAAGACTAAGCCCTTCCAGCGTTTGCATCGATTCAGGTTTAAATAATTCGTCTGGCTGCACCAACACGTTAAACAAATCATCAGGCGGCAGGGTGTCGTTTATCTCACTGCCTTTATGCGGCAATACACCCACCTTCCCAAATCTCAAATTCACTTTGAGGAAGCCGTTGCCGTCCAGTTCGCCAATCATTCCAAACTGGTCTAATGTTTTTAATTTTTCATCCATGCTTTTTCCAAAAAAAAAGGGCTAGCCAACTTAACGGATTAATCCGTCAGTCAACTAGCCCGTTTATATAACCTTAATAGATATATTTTTGAGAATCTAGTCTCTAATAATTTTTAATTTTCTATATTCAAATTTATTTCACATCTAACACCACATACTTTTTTGTTTTTCCAATCGTAAGACAGGCGCATACGTGCGTCATGCTCATCACACAAAACTTCAAGCGCATCCTGAAATAAATTAAATTGCTTTTTATTCCCGCACTTTGTAACCACTCCACCTTGCTTTTTATTCAAGATAGTTTGCATGTAACATCCTTTATTGTGTTTGTCAAGTAGTTTTTTGAATTATTTACGCTTTTAGCAACTGAAATTAAAATTAATTTGTTTCCTGTATAGATTCAAGCACTTATCAAGTTTTATCAATTTATTTTCATATTTTTTATATTTTTTGTATAAAAAGTGTTTACAACTGGATACACTTCATATATATATTAAATCAACTTGAGCGCATCAGCGCAAACAACAAAAACCCGAAGGAGAAAACAAAATGGAAACATACAAAACTTTAAACGATGCAAAAGCCGCCGCAGCTACCCAAAAACAAAACAACGAAATAACCGCACTCGCAAAAATCTTTGAGATTCTCAGCCCGATCAACGGGAAACTATTTATTATCTGCGCCAACCCGGTTGCTGCAAGAAAAGCAATTAAAAACGGTAACAGCAGGATAGTCAACGAATATGACGCAATAGCTCCGGTAAGAAAAGAAACAAAGCCGCTTACCCATCAACAAAAAATAATGTTTGAAGACGCTGAACCCGGCATGACAAAAAATGACATGTTTGGCTCAGACTGTGACAATTCTAGCCATCACAAATAAACCCACCCCGACTTTCGCCGGGGCAACTTTAAAAGGAGAACAAAATGACAAAAACACGAAAAACAAAAGACCGACCCAAAATGAAACCAATTAACGTCTCAATTTCTGAGGCGGCATTTGCAAAAATAAAAGAAAAAATAAAAGCAAATCGGGGAGTCGGCACGCCTGCTACTATTTGCAGAGGGCTGATATATGAATCGCTTGATATTAGCGATTAATTTTCAATAACCGAAAGGAATAAATAAAATGGTACAAACCGACACACACAAAGCAACATGCCACATATGCGGGAAGGGAATCGATTGCGCTAATACTGTTTTTATCCCTTGTGGTAAAATTACATGCGTTTCATGTTTGGAATTAAAAAATAAAGGACAAATAAAATGACATTAATCGAAACGGCTAAAACAAAATTTATTGAGTTGTCAATCTTGCCGTTATTGCTTGCAATTGGATGGACGGTTTTTCTATATTTCGCACCATGCGAAAAAACAAGCATTACAACAATATTAATTTTCCCGTTTTTGTGTTTCCCGTGTTGCTTCCTTTCTGCCGCTGTCACAACATGGTTTATGCAGAGTGCCGGTAAGTTGAAAATTATACTTTGTTTGTCAGCTTGCTTTGTTTTAGCCGTGTGTGTGTATGTTGTGTGTGTTGTGATTGCTTACACGCATTATTTTGCATGTTAACCAAAAGGAATAAACAAAATGAATGAACCACGTGATTGCAACGGCGAACTTATTTGCATCGGGAGCCGGTTAAAGTGGCCCGGAACTCATGTTACATACCGTGTAATCTGGGAAGACGGCACCCTAATCGGATTAAACGAAAACCGCCAGTCGGCTATACATGCCGACAAGTTCAGGCTTTGCGAAAAAATTCACCAGCAACCCAGGACAAAGGAACAGTTATTTTTTAATGTTTAATTACTTGCCGGGGGGCGCTATAATATTTCCAGCGTCTCCCGGTCAATTATAGGCTCAGCCACACAACGACAATTTATAGGCTGCCCTGGATGTCCGTCTGCTGGCGGCGAGTCCCATCGAAACGGTTTGCCGTCTCTCACGTAATGATTGCCGTGCATTGAGTTGCCGTCTGGATACTCTCCGCCCGGTGTTCCTACTACCCTCTCATCTTGTGCCGTCCGCCATATATATTCTTTTATTCCATTTTCGTTTTGGCGTACTTCGTTAAATGCTGCGTTCATCTTTTCGGACTGGTCACGGGCAATCAATTTAGCTCTGCTCTTTGTGACTTTTCCTATACGCTGTATTTCTTGCCGAAGAGTGCCACCTTTTAAGTTGCGCCCTGAAAAATTGTCAATAACTGCCCGTTCTATTTTCCCAAACTGTTCAGCCGGTATGGACTTTATAAGCGATACATTTTCGGCAAGGGCTAAGTCAAGGGCTGCTGCTATTCCTTCCGCGTCTATCACTTGCGCCACGTTTACGCCTAACGTGTTCGCCATTATCTTCTCAAATCGTGCTTTTTGTATCCGGTCAGCATCGCCAACAAGCCCTAAAGCGATATCGTTAGCCCGTTGATCTGATATAAGGTTTTGCAATACGTTAAATTCTCGCATTGCATCTTTGGCTGTTATATTTGCCCCAAACCCTGATTGAATTTGTAACGCCAGCTTTGTCGCTCTTACTATCAGCCGATTAAGTTCACGCCGATACTTTGTTTCAACTGCTTTCGCTGGCCGTATCGGTGGGGCTTTGATTTTGGACTTCCGGGATAACTTCCCTTGATCCGGCGGTATTAATATCGGCATCTATTTCCTCATCATCTACTTTTAACGGATCATTTAAAAATATATCTCGCTCCATTAATTCTTTCGCTGCCCACTCATCATCTCCCAGCCCCCTATCAATTGCCATATAAATATTGTTAGCGTCTTTTGTTCTTTGGTCTGCTTTCATATCTTCGGTCAATTGCATTAACGGCTCAAATTCAAGCTGTAAGCCTTTTGGATACAGCCCTAAAGCTGACCTTACCAATACTTGACCAAGTTGCAATAGTGCTGGGCGTAGTTTTATCTTTTGTTTGGATCCGATAGAGTCGTAATAATTGACAAGGTCGCCTTTGCCTGATGCGTTAAGTCCGCCAGGTGCCTGCCCTAAAAAGCGTGGGGCGGGGATGTCTGATGCTGCGCTCAATACTTGCAGATATTGAATAAGCAATTCTGGTATGCTGCCGAAACTGGCGGTAACTGTTTGCAAGTCGTACCCGTCAATAAACGCACCTCGATATATTGATACTTGATCGAGTAACGTTCGCAGTGCTTCGTTTTTTGCTTCTCCACTTTTTGAGTATGCCAATGAGCCCGTTTTATCATGCTGCTGTAAAATCAATATGCTTGCTATCTCAATAAGCTGCTGGCCTGCTTGACGGCTACCTGCGCTGCGGATTATATCATCCCATAACGGCAATAATACAGACGTGCCGAATCCGTCCTTCGACCTGTAACCCATACACCCTAACCGAATAGCGTATCCGAACGGGTCAACATCACCGCCGCCATCGAAAATGATTAATCTTGAGGCGTGGACTTGCGATCCGTTTATTGTGTAATGGCTTGGATTTTGAAAAGCTGCTGATAATGGGTCTGTGTTATATTCTGACGGGGTCAGAATATGGCGGGGTAATGGCCTGATAAATTTTAAATCACCACGGCCGATACTGTTAATATCAAGCGGCTTTTCTGCGTCTCCTTGCACTTCTGCCGTGCCCAATAGGATAGCGCCTGCACCATATAGCCGTTCATACTGTAACGCCCTAAAAACGGCCCCTGTAACGTCTAGTGTGTCCTCGGTGTCACTTATCGCTTGCAGGTAATCCGGGTCTATGTCTGGGTGTTCCCACTTCCACCCCTCACGCACCATGTCACCGGGGGGGATATCGACAATTTTCCGTGCTTCCCAAAATGACTCCCAAAGTGTGTACAATAATCCATAAGGATTCATACCACCGGGGAAATATTTATATGCCGGTATAACTCCGGGCAGTTGGTTTTGTGTCCTGTCACCTGAGCCGCCTGCGCCTGATGACGACACTACTGCTGAGTCAGTGACTTGTTTTTTTTGTGGCCGGAATAGTCTTGTTATTGCGTTATCCATTTCACCCCCTCCTCGTTTCGCATCTTATGCGATGACCGCTTGTATTCGGCATCCATCTCAAGTCCGTCTGGCGTAGAACAGAAATCTTCAATCCACTTTATTTTAACATCTGGATTTGTAAAGTCCTTATCTGTTCCTTTTCTTATTATATTATCCAATTGTCTGCCTCCATGTATATTCTGCTTGCGTTACTGTATCGACAATGTCATCGTGAGCGTGTTTCATATCGTCACGAAATGCGCTGCACTCGTCAAGGAAAGTAGGCACCCATGGCGCATAGTCATCTGGTGGTATTCTTACACGGCCAAACTTTATCGCTGGGGTTGCTGCATATACTCTTGATATTTTGTCTAATGTTCCTGGGTCATATTCTAAAACGTCAAACCCTTCATCCCGCATGGACTGAATAAGACTTTGGCCGCTGGCTTTTTTCTCGATGACCATTGACCCCATCGACCCGACACCGTTTATAAAGTCAGTCTGGTTTGTGTGCTGTGCCAAATATCTTTTTGCTTCGGCTAACAGCTGCGGATATTCCCACCTTCCACGCACCATGTCAAGTAAATCTAAATGATCACGATCAAACCCCCATAGCGTCATGACGGAATAATCAGCCGTTGTCTTTGATGAAAATGCAGTGTCCGCAGATATAAACCGCATTAAATAAGTGCGCTGTTCGCCGGGGTCGTATCTGTTCCACCAGTTACGGGGGATCATATTACCGGCTGCGGTTTGTAAGTGCCCTTCCCACTTATGCAGGTACTTACCATCCGATATTGCTTTATCACGACACATCGAGCGGTAATTTTCATCAGTAAAAAAAGGATTGTCACGCCATGACAAAAACCGGACTACCACACCCTCTACATTTTTTGTTTTTACTGTTCCGGGTATGCCGGACGGTTGCCCATCGAAAAACATTGAATAGGCAATATCGGTATCAAAACGGGGATTGAGTGAAAACCATATTTCGCTATCCGATA